GTTTGATACGTCGTGTCGTCTCCTTCTACCGATGTTTTCGGTAGGGTGTACGGCACGGCGTTAATCGTCAGTGCGATTGGATCGGTAAATGCCATTAGGCATCACTCCTAGGACTCGGTTTGCACCGAGCCCTTGTGGCTCGGCACGGGACAACCATCTCAGCTGAATCGGGTCAAACCCAATGCAGCAGTGATGGCGAGTTGGCGTGGAGTGAAACCACTCCAATCCAGCCCGAAACCAAATGGTGAAGCTCTCACGCGTCTCTTCGTCTCGTAGAAGAGGTGAACGGGAGAGACAACGTAGTTGCCCTTATAACTATGGGCACCATCGTTGTAGTAGGAACGTGTGGTAACTTTATGTTCCATCACGTAACCGTACTGAATCACCAACCCGTCGACTGCCATGTCAGATGTATTGGAGATACAATCTCCAATATTTGACACCCAGTCGAGAGCCCACGTCCACGGGGTAGCGTTCCAGACGACCTCCGGAGTAAGTTCAATCCCTAGAAGGGGACCAGCTTTAGCAGCTGCATCCACAAGACCAAACCGGCTTCCCCAGCCGGCAGGTAAGTGGTATGTGAACGCTCCAGAGAACCACGTACGTTTATACGTACGGTCGCACTGGAAAACGTGACCCGTAGGAGTAGAGGCATCAACGATACAGGTGTTATCGGGATCCGTTCTAGGAAAGAACGGTCTCCCGGTACCCTTGTTCGTCCATACCTCACTCGTCTCAACGGGAAGATCAAACCGCCGTCTTACCTGCTTGTGCGAGTTACGCTCATAAGATTTAATAATCTCATGAGCATTAGCGGCAGCGTAGCTTGCGCCACGTATGTCGCTCACAAGCGGTACCCAACCGAACTCTTGGTTAAGATATTCCGAACCAGCCGCTCTGGCAAGGTTCGTTCTATCCTTCCAAGAAGACACTCCCCATAAATGGGGAAGGCCTTCCGTCTTGGTTTCCACCAAGTCGGTAGCAAGGTTGGCGACGTTATTCGTAGGCTTAACCAACGAGATAAGGGAAGCTCC